CCTTCCACGTAAGAAAATATCTTATTTCCTTCGAAAGTAGAATTTTTATGATTAGCATAGTTACTTAATTGTTCATTTAAAGTAACAACGTTAGTAACGAGATCAACATTATCTGCATATAATTCAAATAAGGGTGGACTATTGGTAGTTGTTTTTGCTTGTGCTTCTAGCCAAAATGGACCAGTAACAGCTCCGGCCTTTGTTATTGACATACCATAATAAAATTCTTTACCTTGATTAGTAAGAACAGTATTGGTTGCATCTCGTCCTATTACTACAACTGTTTCCCCAAGACTAGGCGTGCCTGTACCATCGCGCGAATCTGTTATTTCTGTTAGTGTAACACTTGTACCTACTCCACCTATTTTAAAAATACGATCATTATGAGTAGGAATAGCACTTCCTTCTGTTACATTTGTAAACAAAATTATTTCATCATTGGCAAAAGTAATACCGTCTATAATAACACTAGTTGTACCTATAAAATTTCTCGGATCATTTACAGTACTTGTTGTATATGTAATTGGTGCTCTACTAAAATCTCCATGCTTGTATAATTGTATGTTACGTTCAAATTCAATAATTGGTCGCCTTGCCTTACGATTTTCCATTACATCAAGTGCAATTGACTGACTATTAAATTGTAATATGTCATTAATGGTATCAATATGGTACCATTGATTTATACGTGACCAAATATTTTTATCTGTTGCACCACGTTGCATTACAATATATTCTTTAATGTTAGCAACATTTGAGCCAGTATCATAATCAATTAAATCCCAATATGCTTGTTCTGTTGGATCTATAGACGCATCAAATGTATATGTGCCTATCCACGGAGTAATTGATAAATCTATTAATAATATACTATCTGTGACGCCTTCAACAATATAAAATTTACCTGTATGTTCAGGATGGGCCGCTGTAATAGTAGCACCAAATTTAATTTTCATACCATTTTGTAAAGCAATCTTTTTAGTTCCACTCGTGTAAGTATAATATGATTTACCTACAATTTCTGTTGCAGGATTAAAACTACCGTCTATTTCAATGGTAGGAAGTCCTGCTTCAAACCAGTAGTATAAATTATAATTAATAAATTTATTTTCATCTATAGGCGGCCGCCATACAAAATTATCAGTATTAAAACTTCTATTAGGATCAAATGTTTCTGTATCATTTACTTCTAAATCAATTTTTAATTTATTAATTATATCATCATATGTTATATGTAAATCTGGTTCGTCTACTCCCTTATAGTCACTAGTAATAGCAGGTTCAAATTGATATTGGTTCTTAAGTGTTGAATTAGCATCATAGTAAAGGTCGACGCCGTTATTTACTAAACCTTTTCTACTACCATAATGGGCGTTAACTCGTACCGCACTACCATTGCTAACTAACTGATCTAATGTACCATCTAAGAATTTTTTATTAACATTGGATTTTAAATAGTCCGGTAAATGTTCAACAGTTTTTCTATAACCGTGATCGTGTCCAGTTCTACCTGGAATAGTTAAATTTTTATCAATGGCTTTTGCTTTTGATTTAAAATCTTTTGTCATGCTGTACTAATACCTATTCTTAAATTAGTTGCTGTAATTTGATCTATAATTTGTACATCAGCGACTTTTGCAGAACTTATAAAAAGTTCATCGGGGTCTGGTGTAACCTGAAATAAATTACCAAATAATGATGGAGCATCTTGAGGTACTATAACTATAGACCCTATATGTCCTGTTAATTCTTTATGAATATATGTACTCATTTCTGTAAAATAAAATGTTTCGCCAAAATCCCAATTTTCTAATGCAAAGTATTCGTTAATTTTTTCAACTACTTTAGCTCTAATTTCGTTATCTGTTAAGGATGTGCCTGTAGCTTTAACAACTTTAAATTTTGCCCGTAAACCATGTACTGCACTTGCACCAAATAAAACCTTATACTTTCCAGGAAAATATAAAATATGATCGCTGGATGCTTTATATTCTTCTAAAGCGGCATAGTCTATTTTTAATTGTGCTGGATTAACAGGAAGAGGACGAGTTATTTCCTTTCCATCTGTTTCTAACCATTTCCTATATTCGGTATCATAATTATTAGTTAATATATATGTTTCAATTATATTTGTAACACTTGGATCAATTCTAACATTTTCTACTGCAACATGCTTCCATTGAAATTTTAAATCTTTTCGTCCAGTATATGTAGCCACTATTACATCACCCGTTTCTGCAGGCACTGTGTATTCATTTTTATCAAAAGTTTTTGCTGTTAAATCCAAAGATCCGGTTCCAACTAAATGTAAAAATACTTCCGGGTTATTTGGTACAAGGTCATTTTCAGGATCTGCTACTGTAACCATAACTTTAGTAGGATCTACATAACCGTCTGCAAATACAAAGTTTTTAGTAATTTTAAAATTATAATCTTCATTCATTGGGTCTAAGGTTGTAGGCTCAGTATTAATACCTAATACAAGTATATCATCACGTTTCTTTTTTAAAGTTTGACTATCTAATAATTCTAAATAACGAGTATTAAAAAATCTAACATCTAATTTACTACCAAATACATATCTTGTAATTCTACTAATTAATGTATATTGATTTGTAGTATATTCTATTTTTATTAACCAACTATTATCTAAATTAGCATTTGTTGTATCACCTGCCTTTGTTAAACTAAAAGAGCCAGCGGCTAAATTGGTGGCAGTAACTACATGCCATGTTCCTAATAGATAATCATATCTTATTCCAAAGTTAGTTTTTAAATCTAATTGAGTTCTAATTGCTGTTTGTTCTGTTGCTGTGAAAGTAGAATTATAACGTGGCATATATCTACTAACAATTACAGGATTACCTGTTGTTCCTGACGGTATTACTCTGTTTAATCCTATCGTACCATTGCCCTGTACAGTAAGACCAGTATAATTTCCGCCCGAATCGATAACACCTAAACCACTGCCATCGACTGTTGATATTGTTGCCCAAATAGTTGCATGACCGCCTACTGGCCTTGCAACACTACTAATTAATGTAGTACCGTCTTGTGAAAACCAATAATTGGTAGGTGCTTTAAATTCTATCAATGATCCTTTCCTAAAATGCTTTGTATCTATTGTACTTGTATCACCTACTTTTTGTACTACACTACTCAAAGTAAAGAAGCCAGTACTTAAATTACCGCCGGTACCTGCTTGATTCCAAGTAATGTTTGCTGTTGTTGGTGTTATAATAGGAAATTTATCATAATATAAATTAATTAATTCTTCATCTCTAATTAAATTTGAAATATCTTTTTCTGCAATTTCTCTTGTAGTTTTAAGTGAAGGTAATACTATAGTAGAACGATTTTCTTTATCTTCCTTATATATAAAACCATCATCACTGAATATATCCAAATCTTTAAATGTTCCTGTTGGATCATTGATGTCGCTATAGCGACTGTGTCCACTGTGTGTTCTATTAATTGCTCTAATCTTTTTAACATTAGCTGCATTTGAATATGGATAAACAGAATAATCTTGCGCCGTGATCATCCTATCTTGTGTTGCATATACTAGCGGAGCAGCTAATTGAATATCTGCTATGCTTTGACTAGCACTACCATTACTAACTGTAGTTTGTAAACTTAATGTCAATGTTAATGTTTCATTTTCGCCGGCTTTAGTAACATATGGAATTGTTACTGTTTTTTCTGTTAAATCTACAGGACGAGCAATTATATTTTGTCCTGTACTTACTCTGTGCCATACTCTAATAATATCTGTTGGAACGTCTCCAAATCTACCATCTGCAAATTTAATAGAAATTTGATCATTGTCGCGCGACACAACCCTAAATATTTTTCTAATACTTTTTTGTAATGAATTAAAAATAATATTATTACCAACTAAATTGTCCACTTTTGTCCATTCTTTTGTTATGGTACCTGCTTCTGATATATTTTGTACCCATACATCATTTTCATTAATATTATTTGTAGCAACATCTAAGATTTGATTTTCTATAGGTGTTGCAATTTGATAATCTGAAAAAGATAATGTTCCTTCTTTAAACATTACAAAAAATCCTGTATCAACAGAGTCTATACCTAAATTGTCATTTCGATATAACATACCAAATTTACTATCTGGATCAGGTGTTTCTTCTTTAATTACTTTTTTATTTTCAAAAGTAGCACTAACAATTTCTAATTTTGTTGCTATATTACTAATTACAGCAGACATCTCGTAAACAATATCATTTGGTGCCGGTGTATTAATAGCATACCGTTGTGTTTTTATATTATCTACGGTGCCTTCAGTACTGGGTGTACCGAATTGATAACTATTATCTAATGCACTATTCATAACAGTTATGAATTGTTCATATACATCAGGATCTGTAATACTATCCCATCTGATGGTTGTATTTTGTAAATTTACATTATTTGCATCTGTTACTATTTCTGACGTAGATACTCCAACTACTTTAAGTAATCCATGTAAGTTAATATTTCGTTTAGGATTATAACCTAAGAAGTCTGCCAAACGTAAAACACTTTCTTTTCGTTCTGCTGTTGATAGAAAATTTTCTCTCGAATTAAGATCAATTCTAAATGCTAAATTATGTCCTAAAAATGCCATTAAATCTATCAATGAAATAAATTCACTTGAACTAATCCAATCATTGAAATCTTCTGGATAATTAGTTTCAATATAATCTATTAATGCAGTTCTGATAGTTTCGTAATCATATGCTTGAAAATTTGAATTAGCAAAACTTTCATAAATTACTTGATAATCTTCAGCTGCAAAAAGGTTATCTTGTCTTACGTTTTGTGCCATTAGTTATTCACCTTTATTAAAATTCAACAGTAGCATTTTCGTCAAATTTTATATTCAATGTTACTGGTTCTGTTGTAGGTACATATGTTAAAGATATTTCTGCTTCAAGTCCCTGTTCTTGCATATCTCTTACTTTAATACCTTCATTGCTCCACCTAGGATCTTTTGCTACTATACGAGATAAATCAGTTTGTAATTCGTCTTGTGAAAAGTCAGTTAATGCATCAAATAACATATCCCATGCAATGCATCCAAATGTAGGAGCCATTACTCTTTCACCCTTCCGAGTATAGATTTCATTTAGCAAATCTTGCTGAGCAAGATCCCTATCGTGCATTATTTTTGGCAAAGATAAATTGCCTATTGTACTATACCCAACAAATTTATATCGCATAATGTATGTATTTATAGGTTTATTAACTACATATATAATAAAATTACTACGCCGCTCGCTTTGTTACTGTAATTAATTCTTCTGGCCAATCTATGTATGGTAACCAGTGATGATGTATACTAATTGGTCGTTTTTTAAGACGTTTAACTATATCCCAATAAGAAGGCATAAAGGAATTATGCTTAATGGGTATTTCTTTATCGCACTTAATTTGGTTACAAGGTTTACAACATGTAACAACATTTTCCCATACTGATGCTCCGCCTTTACTTCTAGGAATAATATGATCTAATGTGAGTGTGTCGCTGGTGGGTTTAATACCGCAGTACTGGCATGCATAATTATCTCTTATAAAAACATTTTTCCTAGTAAATGGAATTGTTCTTTCATATGATATATATTTTTTTAAAATAACAACAGAAGGAACTTTATAAGCAACCTTAGGTGTATGTATAATCCAAGTATCATATGTATTAACTACACCCATCGACTCACTAAAGTAAGCCTTTATAGATATTTGCCATGGAACTACGCTAAACGGTGCTAAACAAAGAGGGTTACCATCTGCATTTAATATTAAAGAATCGCTCATGTTGTTATAACTGTGTTTGCCCAATCCCATGCTTCGCCCCATTGGCGTTGCGTACCTGGATTAGGTCCTCCGTGATATGTTTCTGCTTCCCATTTAGCAAGAACAGCACCTACTATTATTGCATTGCTTTTAACTGCCAGTGTCGTGCTTACTGTTTCGGTTGTATCTATACTTTCTGCTTCTAAACTTTTTAAAAGTCCGGCAACATTAGTACTTGCCTTATATACAGTTAATGCTTCACTCCATGCTTTGCCATTAAAGTGATCGCTAACTCGTAATAGATAAAACAATGCCGCCATGCCACCTTCTAATGTT